CCACTGCCCCGAAAAAAAGTCCAAAAGAAAGTCCAAAACACTTGTATCAAAACAAGAAAGTCCGTATAATATACCATATGAGTGTTAATCTACCTGACAAATTAAAGCCTGCTATGGGGATTGCTATAGATATGTTAGTTACTGACCCAGAGGCTAAAATTAAGGATGTAGCCGAGGAATCTGGGGTTGCAGTATCAACTTTGAACAGATGGATGAAAGACCCGGAGTTTGTAGAGGTCTTTTATCAGAAGTATATGGTAACCTTTGGAGCTAAACTGCCCAAGATACTGAATAGTATGATTCGTGAGGCGGAGGCTGGGAATGTACAGGCTGGTAGGTTGGTTTTAGAACATTCTGGTAAACTTATTAAGCGTGTAGAGGTAGCTAACCACAAAAGTCCTTTTGAGAAGTTTCTTACAACGCAAGATACTCAGGAAGTAGAAGTATTAGATGCGGATTATGAGGTTATGCCCCAACGTCCTATAGTGCCAGACAAGCCCGTTACGAAAACAGAGCTAACACAAAAACAAAGAGCCTTAGATAGAAAGAATAAAAAACGTAGAGAGGCTAGACATTGGAGAGAAAGGGCTGAGAGAATAGGCTTTTCAGCACCAAAAAAGGGAAGACAAACCCCAGCACAAAGAAAAGCTTGGCAGGAACAAATAATAAAACGAGAAAAAGAACTTAATCTGCCTTCTTCTGATAAGTAAATACGTCAAAAGACTTACATTCAGGGCAATTCTGCTCTCTTTCAATCTTTACCCCTAAGACTTCCCAAGTCCACTTACAGGACATACATAGGCACGTTAATAACGTGAACTTCTTCATACAATCTAGGCTTTACCCCATTTTTCTAGCTCTGCTGAGTGTTTTACTAGCTCAGAAAGCAAATCTTCGTTAAGTTCTTGTTGGGAATTTTCTACCATATGAGTAATTGGGGCAAGTGTTTCTGCTAAAAAGCCTAAGAGCCTGTTATTCATTAAAACTAGCTCTTCTATGTCTTTTAAGCGTTTATCTATGTTTTTTATGGAGGTTTCTTGTTCTGTCAAACATTCAAGTAACAACTTTAGTAAATAATCTTCCATCATCCCACCTTATATTTACCATAATGTAATTACAGTTATCCCAATGATGCAACATCAACCTTTGAACGTAGTGCTTTATTTACATTTTCCATAAACTTTTTATCTAGTTTTTGTTTATTTTCGGCTGTTGTTGTGATAAACTCCCTTGCAACAGTAGTAGGTACTTTCCCGTCATTGTGCCATTTCCCATACTGAATTACTTTTAAAACATTTTTTTCTGCTTTTATACTATTGTACAGCTTTCCAGTTGCTTTTAATGGAGGACTTGTAGGGTATCCTTTCTGCTTTCTCCATTTAACTGTAGATGGTTTTAATTTAGCAAGTTTACCACTGTCTATTACTGCTTTAGAACCTTTTTCTGAATCCTTTGCATATTGAGATGTGTAATCGTCAATTATATTGTCAAGTTTCCCTGAAAGTTTGCCAAAATCAAAGTTTACAGATATGTCTATTTTCATTCTTCAGGTTCACTTGGTTCTTCAGGCATAAACTCTTGTTCGTTAATAGATTTGTTTTCATCTATTATTGCTTGTGCCTGTTGCACAGTAAGGTCTTTGTTTTCCCTTACCATTATTTTTGCCCTTGTCATTAGATTGTTTTCAATATCAAACGTATCTTTCATTATTTGGTCTGCTACTGTTTTAGGGTATTCAACTTCTTGGAAATCAACGCCAAACTCTTCAGGTAAAGCAACTCCATTGTAATCAGCTATAGCCCGTTCAACATTGTAGAAGTCCTGTTCGTACATTCTCCAGAGAGCTATGTCATCATAGTAATCTTCTTTGCGTTCCATATCCTTAATCATTAATGAAATACCACTAGGCACTTCTCCACCAGACTCTGCCCATTGAATCCATAAGTGATTGTTGGATGCTACAAGCTCTATTTGAAACTTAATGTTGTCTATTGCTTCCTGTATATTTCCACTTGGGCTTGTTATATTGTATGCTCCATCTTCTCCCATATCTAAGATAGTGTTTGAACCGGCTCTTAACATACTTTGGTCTGCTCTAAGCCCTGTAACCCACGGCTGACCAAACATATTAAACCTCATACCTAAATTCATTTCAGTTAAGGCAATATTCACTTGCTCATTACAGTTCACTACATCACTAGCACCTTCAACAAAAAAAGAATCTAATTGGTCTTCTCTATGAGTAAAAACAAAAGGCAATACCCCGTAAGGGTTTTCAAACTCTTCAACCATCTTACCTTCTTCATCCATCATACCATACTTTTCATTATCCCAATACTCCCACTGTAAGTTGTCAGCGTTTGACAAGTCAGAAGTGCTGTTAAGTAACGGATAAAGAATAGCAGTAGGTTGAAATGGGTTATCATCAAAGTATGTTTCAAAATAATAGATAGGTCGATAGTCAAATGTCTCATTTACCCAGTGTACACGATTAGCAATAGTGCCAACAAGGCGAGTCATTCTTTCAGAGTGCTTCATACGAACATCTTTTGTTGGGGTAAGTTGCATATATCTTTCACTGGCATCGCCTACATTCCTATTTGCCCCTAAGCTATATATTCTACTAATCTTATTAATAAATTTTCTTGTAAAGTTTGTAACACTTGGTGGAATTTCTTGAAACGCATCTCCACTAAAGTAATTAGCTATATACTGTTCTGTTGATACGCCAGAGTAGTAGTCAAGATGTTTTCTTATCTCATTACGTCTTGCGTGAGACATCATTAATTTTGTCTCTAGTAATTTATCCTTTAACATTTTTTGAATCATCTTTGTATCCTTTTCATTTCTTGATTCCTCATTGGGAAGCGATTAAGTATAAAATACCTAAAGGCATCATTTCCGTGGTCGTGGTATCCATCTTTTAAAGGCTCTTCCTTTATTGGTTTGCCTTCCTCTGTTTCTGGATACCTATATTCTTCAAAATCTTCTACAACATCAACGCATCTCTTATCAACGTGGATTCTTCTAACTCCATCAGCACTTTCAAAGAAACCTCTAGTGTAAGCTACACTATTTACTATATTTCTACTGATTCTGTCCCTAGTTGATAATATTCTAATGCCACTTCTTCTAAATATTTCCATATCGCCTTTACCAGACTGCCCTTGAACATTAGAACCAGCAGGGTCTCCATAGTAAGACATAATAGGGTATCCTTTTGTCTTAATCATTTTGATTAAATCTTCTGTTTTTATATCTTTTTTATGTAAAATGCAATCAAATATTCTAATATGCTCTGTATCTCCATCCCAGTATGTCTGAATGAATAAAACTGCTGGCATACGATAGCCAAAGTCAATTGTTGCATATGTAGGTAGTTCAGGGTCGTAAGGAAAGTCTCCTGTGTCTAGTTCTCTGTTAAAATTCCACACTTTACCCTCAAATACAGAAAATTCAGCACCAAATTCCTGACCAAACAGTTCTTTTGACATATTTCTCTTTCTTTCTATAATAGCAGGGTCATTTAATCCCATAGGAAACTCATACTGATTGACCCAAGAGGGCGAAGTGTGGCTTTCCCACAATGGGTCTTCTGCTCCAAGTTTAAATAGGTCATATATCCAATTTCTTCCTTCTGGGGTTGTAATAAAGATAACTTTTCCCTTTCTTCCTGCTACTGTTGGAGATAAATACATATCCCAAATCTTTTTGTTCATTTTGGCAACCTCATCTATTACAAGTAGGTCAAGACCTTCTCCTACAAGGCTTGAAGGATTATCTGCTGACATTCCCTCTACGATAGTACCCCATTTAAAACGAATGTACATATCTTTTTCTGATGCCTTGTCTACATCGTCAGGATGACCTACAACCATTCGTTGCCAAATCTCACGAAATATTAAACGAGCTTTTTTGTAGGACATACCTACTACCCAAATACGTTTATTAGGTTGAGATGCTACATAAGTGGCTTCCATAGCACTTGCCCAAGTTTTGCCAAATCTTCTTCCACATACAACTACTTGAAATCTAGCATCCTGCTTTTCAGGGAAATGCAAAGGCAATTGACCATTGTGCGGTTGATAACCTAAATATTCAAACCACTTTCTTTTAAATTCGTAATTTTTCTCTTGCATTAGATTACTTGACTAACTTACATTATAGCGTAACTTTAATGCAAGACAAAATCTTGCATATTTAATAACTCACTGAAGAGGTAAAAATGTCTGAAGAACAGAGCATCGAGCCAGATGTAAAACAGGAAGAAGTCACAAAAGACGATAACAATGTACCAATTTCAAGATTAAATGAGGTTATTTCAGAAAGAAATAAACTTCGTGAGTCTCTTGAATCTTTTAAAACACAAGAGGAAGAAGGTAGAAGAGCAAAACTTCAAGAAGAAGAAAAGTGGCAAGAATTAAATGCCGAACTTGTAAAACAAATTGACTCCTATAAGCCTTTTAAAGAAAAATGGGAATCAATGGATGTTAAACTTCGAGAGGTAGCTTTATCTCAACTTCCTGAATCGAAACGTGAAAAATTTGCCAATGTCGAAACAGAAGTGCTTCTTAGTATCGTGGAAGAGTTTGCAGAAGTAGAAAAACTCAACCCACCTGACAGAAAAGGAACAATCCCAACTAAACAAACTACGGATTGGACTAATATGTCTGGTGAAGAACGAAGAAGTAACTGGAATACGATATTGGAGTCATATATGAAAAGGTAAATTAAATGGCTAAACATTATCAAGGTAGTCCCGTTACTACAACTACAGACCAGCATTTCATTCCTGAAATTTGGGCTGATGGAATCTACAAGTTCTTTGAAAGAAAAACAGTCCTTCGTGGCTTAGTAGATGATTATTCTGCTATAGTAGCAGGAAAAGGCTATGGAGATGCAATTAACATCC